GTGCGGCCCTCACTCAGGGTTTCAACAGCCTCAGCGACTCGCTCGAGTACATGGGTGTCAAGATTGTCAAGAGCAATCACCTCCCTGTCTCGGACTACAGCACGAGCAACATCGGCGAGGCCCGTTACAACCTCAAGTTCAACGAGGCAGGCATTGCTGGCATCATCTTCCAGCGCAATGCCGTCGCCTCGCTCAAGCTTCAGGGCCTCAAGGTCGACACCGTCGATGATGTCCGTCGCAACACGACCTTCACCGTCGCGTCGATGATGGCCGGTACTGGCGTTCTCCGTCCGGAGTGCGCGGCAGTGCTCGTCGGTCCTGTCACCCAGAACACCGACAGCGATACCATTTGGGCTCAGGCTGGCGGCTTCCTCTTCACCTCGGCAGGCGCAGTATTTGCTCAGGTCGATGCAGCCAACGTCGGTGGTGCAGAAGCGTCGGTGGCCCGCGCAATGCTCCGCATCCGCACCGGCATGACTCGCGAGTTCGTCGCTACCGTAGGTACTGGCTTCCCGTACGCCTGATCTTTGATCCCATAAGAAAGGAGGAACTTCTTGTTGTATTCGCTCGACAGAAGCAACTCGTTCTGATGGGAGGTGATCAATATCTAGCCAAGGGCCCCCGAAAGGGGGCTCTTGGTTTTCCTTTAGGAGAACACAATGGGATACATCAGTAAATTGGATGCAGTGAACATGCTGTTCCTCGGTTCAGGCCAGAGTCCCATCGTGGATCTCAACGAAGCCCGTGCCGTGGACAATGGAGTTGCGGAGTTTCTGCTGGATGAGGCCCTGTTGGGTTATCAACTTCGTGGACAACTCGACAACTCTCTGGTCCGCTACATGCGGCCAGACAACAACGGGCGGCTGCTTCTCAGCTACCCGAACTCGGACTACACCGGTGTCATCACGGCTGAACTTCAGTCCGTCCACACGACACCAACGGGAGCCAAGATCCTAGCTCGTGTGCAGGAAGGCAATCCACCCCGCATGTACAACATGACGGAGGGAACAGACGCATGGCGTGACGATGAGTACCAGATTCGCGTGGAGATGCTTCTTCGATGGGACCAGCTGGAGACGGCTGCCCAGAGAGCGATCATGTCGGACGCGATGCAGAAGTACCAGATGCTCACGCAATCGGATAGACGGATGAATCAACTTCTTGCCGAAGACGAGGCAGTGCTTCGCTCGAAGGCAAAGAGTTCCGACTCCGCCCGTCAACGTCGATCCATCCTCGAGAACCAGAACGCATTCAGCGCCGTCATTCGCCCACAGGCCGCAAGGCGTGGACAGAACTACGATAGCGGCAGATACGGAGGGTATTGATGGTAGCTGATAGAAAAACGATCGATATTCCCTCCCTGAGCGGAGGCGTGTCAACGCAGCCCCCGTCCAAGCGGTTGCCCACCGAGGCATCCGTTCTGGACAACTGCATGGTGACGCTGGAACGATCTGTCGAAAAGCGTCCGGGATTCAGAAACATGTCCTCGGCCTCGGGCCTAGACCTTGTTCCCCTGACGATCGACCCGTACTACGTGTGGTTGCAGCTGGATTCAGCCAACCGCTACCTAATCCTTGTGGATGGCAATGCCTCCGGACCAACCGATACCCTGTTCAGGAAGTATCGGTTCGACGGAGACACCTATTCGGAGGACACCCCGGCCTACCAGTGGGATCCAACCGATTCCCGCCTAGTGTGGGACGGTGTGGAAGTGATCTCGGCAAGCGACTACCGGTATCCGCTCTACGTGCGGGCCCTGACGGCCGCAGCATCCGGCACCGTCAGCGTATCGTCGGCATTCAACTCGCTGGTTGCAGCAGGCACCGTCTCGCTTGCAACCCGCAAGTACATCACCTACGCAGGTGCCCAGCCACTGGCAAGCAAGCGGCTCAAGACCGTTCAGCTTGGATCCTCCGTGATCTTCCTGAACACTCAGGTCTACGCTGGCTTTACCTCCGGCTCGAACAACATCACGGTGAACCTCGATGGAACCCTGACGGGAACCGACGATGTCATTGGCGGAAAGATCACCTACTACACGACAGTTCGCGTCAAGCGGACAACCGATGGTCGGCTCTATCCAGATGGCACCACCCTGTTGGCAGGCGAGGCTTGGGACACCGACTTCGCCGCCAAGTTCATTCCCGTCGAGGACTACGTCTATGGCGACTTCGACAAGCCGTGGCTTGGTCAGTCGGTCAGCAACTTCTCCGAGCTTCGTCTTCCACCGGATCTGAACGATTGGGTTGGAAACAACTCCGATCTGGATACCACCCCGGACGATGATTCGGCTCGCGAGATGCTGAGGATCCTGTACGACCCAGCCCACCCGTTTGAGTCGGCCGTAGAGGCCGTCGATGGGCGTGGCAAGGTCTACTTCGTCAATGCCCCGTACCTTGCGGTCGGTGCCGGATACTACCGGATCATCAACTTCCCGGCCACGGAAACCTACAACGGTGTGACCGGAACAGGCAAGCCGTTCACGCAGCGGGTCAGGACACCCGACAACTGCTCGGTCATCGACGATGCCCGGATGCCTCAGATCCTGTCTCTGGCACCCACGGCCTACAAGAACCTCTCGCTTCACTTCCACCCGATCCTATGGACGGCACGGTTGACGGGAGACCGCATTACCAACCCCGGACCATCGCCATTCCTCACGGAGACCGGCGAGGCTCGGCATGTCCAACTCACGGCCATGTGCGATTTCCGCGACAGGCTGTTCCTCAGTGCAGGTGATGTTGTGTTCAGCTCCCAGCTGGGAGTGTACAACAACCTGTGGCTGGACGATCCGTCGAACGTCACGTCCTCGGATCCGATTGATGTCAGGGCCTCGAGCAACTCCTACGCCGAGATCTCGGCAATGGTTCCGTTCAACGACTACCTGTTCATCAACACCAAGGCCAATGTCCAGTTCGAGCTCAAGGGCGAGAACGGGTTCATCACGCCACAGACGGCAGAGATCTCCAGCACGTCCTTCTACAGCACTTCCCAGCTGGTCGACCCAAAGACCCTAGGAAGCCAGATCTTCTTCTGGGATGCCGGAAGACTGTACATCTACCTCAACGAGCAGTCGCGAGACTTCTCGACGGCGGTGGATCTCAGCGTTGGCGTGAAGGGTTATCTCCCGTCGGACTACAACACCGCCACGGTGGCCCACGCCCAGAACATGCTGCTGGCTGTCGACAACGCAAACCGATCCGACATCTACCTGTACGGGGTGAAGTTCTCCGGGGAGTCGCTGGCACAGTCGGCGTTCTGGAGATACCGCCTTCCGGCAGGGACAGAGATCGAGAGCATCCACGTCTACGACAACTACCTCTATGCGGTTGTCTTCTTGGACGGAGAGATCCGAAACATCCTGAAGTCCCACCTAGAGCGGGAAGACCGGACGATTCCCCGCCTCGACTACATGTCGTTGGCTACGTTCGTCAGTTCCGACGGCATCAAATCGGTGCTGTCGATCGACTCCAAGCTCCCGCAGGGAACCGTCTACGTGGTTCTTGGTGATGACTTCGGTGGTCAGACCTCGGCAATCTACGCCGCCTCGGAAACATCCTACAGCGGTGGAACGACAACCATCACTGTTCCGGGCATCGACCTCCTTCCCTTCTTCTACCGGAAGATGTGGGTGGGTGTCGGCTACGAGATGGTCATCGAGCTATCCAAGCCGTTCCTCAGGAACGACCAGAACAACATCGTCGAAGGCGCAATGAACATCAAGACACTGATGGTTCGCCATGCCGAGACGGGACACTACAAGGTAAGTGCCACAAGACGCGGCCGATCCGCCCCACTCGTTACCACCTTCGATGGTTACGAGGACGAGGGAACGATCACGGCAAGCGTCTTGGGCTTCTCGGACGAGACGGTGGTTCGCATCACCAGCCTGTCCCCCGCCCCAGTAAACATCACCCAGATGGAATACAAGACCGTATTCTCAACCATCCCCTCGGTGGTAAGGTAATAGATGGCGACCAATCAAACGACATTGACGCTGGCAGCCGATACCACGTATCAGCTGCCCGTAGACTACTCGGCCATTACGCTGGTGGGTGCAGTAAACCACCAAAGCCAGCTACTGGTCTTCAGAAACAGCATCGACGATCTCTCGTCGGCAGAACTCAGCCTCAGGGACTATCGTGGCCTCGGTACCATTCCGTCCAGCTGGCTGACGCTGGACACCTATGCCAGATCAATCACGGCAATCACCATTCCGCCGGGTGCCACGTACACCCTAGAGTCCGGTGAGACCGTCGGATATCCGGCAATGGTTTCGGGCGAATCCCTAGAGGTTCGTCGTACCAACGTGTCGGCAGAGCCGTATGTCACGTGGTTCTCCGGAACCAAGGTGACTCCGGAGCAGCTCAACCTCCAGACTTCCCAGCTTCTGGGATTGATTCAGGAGCTTCAGGCCCGTCTCGCAAACATCGCGGAGATCACGGATCCCCTCGGCCTGACCAATCCGCTCCAGACGAACTTCAACGCCAACGGCTACCGCATCACCGATCTAGCAGATGCGGTGGATGGCGGAGATGCCGTGAGCAAGGACTTCCTCACCGCTCTGGTGGAGGAGCTTGTCTCCAACAAGCTTGGCGTTCCAAACGGAATCGCCACGCTGGATTCGTCGGGTCTTCTCGACACAGCCCAGCGACCGACATCGGCAGGCGCACTACCAAGCAGCTTCTTCTCTCAGGCAACGACTCCTGTAAGAAGCACCGGTGGTGTTGGTCTGTTCGACTACGGCTCGCTTTGGTACAGCACAACCAACGGTCGCCTGTATGTATACGTCTTCGATGACCGGTACACTGGCACCACACTCGCAACTGACGGAGAGATCGGCTACTGGGTCGATGTCTCGGCACCGGTGGTATAAACATGGCAATCAACTTTCCAAATGCGCCAACGAATGGTACCCAGTATACGGAAGGTTCCGTTACATGGGAATATCAGAGTGGAAACTGGACCGTCATTTCCGGTTCCGCTGGTGGTGTCGAGAACGGCACCAACTACGATGACCGACTTGTCTACCTAGAGCGGGTTGGCTCGACCAACCAGCAGCGGGCAGCGGACGGTCTGTCGTACAACATCTCAACTCACACCCTGACAACCAAGGCATTGTCCTCCGGTCAGGGCAACATCCTCACGATCACGAACTCGGGTGGCACGACCATCAATGCCATCGGCCCGACGGGAGTCTTGCAGAAGGCCGGTAGGGTCTACTTCTCGACCACGACCCCGGAGACACAGGAA